CTGCTTGAGATCTATTTCTCTAGGCATAACCGGCTGTACTATCTGCCTGTCGATAGGTTTAGCAGATACTTGTATTTCTCTAGTCGGAAGTAGACTGCAACTGCAGGCCATCATCAAGACCATCAATATCAGAGCTGATGTTCTCAATGTCTTCCATGATATGTTTTGTACCATTGTTTATTTTCCTCTGCATTTCTATAGGGTCAGTTAAAATTTTAGCAGTTAGTTCATAGTTCTGTATAAACTGTGTGTATCTATTCAGTTCTCTTTGTGCTGCTTGGCTTTTTAAACTCAACTCATTCATTTGTTGAGTTTGCATTTCAAAGTCAGCTTGTATCGTTTTAATAGCTTCTTCTTGAGTTGCAACTGCACTTTCTAATGCTGAGTTGTTAGCTTGTAGTATTTGATTTTGACTATGCAAATAATAAGTTGCACCACCTAAGACCAATATCACTCCTATTAATAATTGTTGCATTACATATCCTCTATTATGTAATTTAAACCACCTGCACTTCTGTATTCTATAGTTTTATTATTTAGATCACGAAACTTTAAATGATTTTCTTTTTGTTTAATAACTTTTTTGGCAATGTATATTTTATCATCAGAATCGCCATACTCTTTGTTAAAAGACACTCTAATTTGATATCTTGGAAATAAATAATTAATTAATGGTTTAAAGAATTTTTTTATCTGCATGTGTATATTTTTAATGAGTTTTCTTTGCCTTTTACTTTTATAGGTTCAAGAGGTTCTAGATGATACCCACAATATCTTTCTGTTTGCTCACCAATAAGAATATCAACACCTCTTTCTTTGGTTGCACTTTCTAACCTAGCTGCAATATTAACAGCATCACCGATAGCAGTATAATCAAATCTATTTTTTGATCCCATGTTTCCTATAATTGCTTCACCACTATTAATCCCTATGCCTATAGCAACACTCGGTTTATCTTCTTTTTTCAATTCTTTGTTTAAAAGATTTATTTGATACATAATTTCTAAAGCACAATCTACAGCAACCATGCTGTGATTTTTTAAGTCAAGTGGTGCATTAAATATAGCCATCATTGCATCACCTATATATTTATCAACCATGCCACCATGCGACTGCACTGCTTCTTGTTGTACTGTTAATACCCTGTTCATAATATAAGTAACTTCTTCAGGCGAAACTTTTTCTGACATTGCTGTGAAACCTCTGAGATCGGTAAAAAGGAATGTGCAAGTTCTTTTTTCGCCACCAAGTTTTAAAAGATCAGGATTTTTTTGCAATTGTTTAACTTGTCTTGGGTCTAGATAGTGTTCAAATTGTTTTTTAATTTGTTGTCTTAATTTGTATTGTTCTCTAAATCGTAAATAAAAAGCAGAAGCTGAGATAATAAAACCTGAAATTAATGACCACATAGTGTCAATCAACATACCTTTAGATATTAGATAAAAACCAATAAAAGCCACTAGGACATGAAATAGAAAAGCTAATACAAAACCACCAGTTATACCAAAAGCGTTCAATACAAGCCATGTCAGTGAGCCTAATGCAATAAAAATTACTAATTCTGCTGTTAAATTCCAACTAGGCACATAAAAACTATCTTGTATCAATATAGATTCTGACAAAGCTGCTTGTATTTTATGTGGTTCTAAAAGTCCAACTGGTGTTGCTATTTGTGGCATAACTCCTTTAGCAGTTACACCAACAAAAACAAACTTGCCTTTAACATCCATTTCTTGCAGTGTGGTTTGTGGAGTATCTACCCAACTAATCCATTGTCTACCGTACTTATCTAGTTTGGTTGGTGGTATGCCTTTAACTGCTATTTCTTCTATGCCAATTTCAGAACCTTTAATTATGTAACTATTTTGTTGTGCTAAAGATTTTAAAACCTCAGTTCCAAAAGAAGCCACCCATCCGTCAGGTGTTTGCATAAGCAAAGGTATCTGTCTGACTAAATTATCAACCTCTGTAGGTGCAGAAGCTACGCCTTGTGATGCTGATGTTCTAAAAATAGGTATGTTTTGTCTGACACCATTAGCTTTTATGCCTTGTATATTCTCTCCCAAAATAACAGTGCCTGTAGTTGGTGGGTAATCATTGCTTTCATTGTTAAACATAGCCAAGACAGTAGGAACTGTCATACGCATTGACATAGCAAAATCTCCATCACCACCAAAACGATCTTTTTCAGTAAAAGCTATGACCCAACCAACACCAATAGCACCATTGCCATAAAGTTTTTTTTGTATCTCTGCAAGTCTTGATCTTGGAAAAGGATAGCCACCTTCAGCTATAACATCTTCTTCAGTAATGTTTAATATTGTAAAAAATCCAGTTGGTTCTTTTTTGTGAATTAAAGCATCAAATGTTTTAAGTTTTAAGGTTTGATAAGGTACTGTTTGATATACCATAGGCAATGATAAGCCAAACATAAGTGCTAAGAATATAAGCGTTTTTTTCATGAGCCTTGGCTAATTTTTATCACTGAATCACCACCACCATTTATTTTTATAGTATTTGATACACCATCTTGTATGAAAATAACTGTATACCCTTGACTAGAGTTTAAATCAACTTGCACTGATTGCTCAACATTTCTACGCACACTAATCAAATCGCCTTGTACCAAAGTTATAATTTGTGTTGTTGTATCTTGACCTACTGATGTTCCAGTTATTCTTGTTATTTGTTGTTCTTGTTTTAAATCATCTTCTTCAAGCTTATCTAATTCATCAATTATTTTTAACAAATCTTCAAAAAAGTTTACATCAAGATAATTTATATCTAACTCAGTAAATTCAAGCTCGTCTTTTGCAAAATAGTCTGCATCAAGTTCGTCAAACTCTAAAAAATCTACATCAAGAACATTGTTAGAAGAAGTATTATTTTCTGTGACATTCAATTCATCTTCTTTAGGTGGCTGCACAATCAACATATTGTCAATAATGTCTAATGTAAGGTCTAGTATTACTGGTTTGCTTGGCGTACTCTCAAATACAGTTGTTGTAGTTGCTTCGTAAGGTTTGTTCAAGGTAACTGTACCCATAGCAGTAGTCACCATAATTTCACCACTAGAAATCCCTGTGGAGTCAGGCAAAAGTATTATTAAGCTTCTCCCTAGCTCATCTACTGTTGCTGTGAAATCTGTTCCTCTGATAGCTATATTTGCAGTAGGGGTTTGTATGCTTATGTTTTCTTTATCAATCCTGCCTAGTTGTCCTGTAATAAATCTAGCAGTACCACTAGCAAAATTTAAAGCAAGTTTTGAGTTAGATGGATTGGGGTCATAGATATATTCATCTATGGTAAGTTGTGAATGCTCAGTAAGCTTAACTGTAGAATCATCAAGAAACTTTATAGCTATTCTGCCATTGCTAGTTTCTACATTATCATTTTGCTGAATATTAAAATCTAATTCAGCTATATAAGGCTTATCTCTTAATACTTGTGCGTTGCCTGTTAATTCTGATACATCACCAATATTAACAACTTGTGCTTGTACCACCGTCATTTTGAACAACACAAATAGTACCACTGTTGCCACTGGTGTTAAGTTGTAACCAATCACTTGCAAGGGTACTCTGTTGCTCTATGTTGAAAGTCCGAGAATTACCTGTGTGATCAAGATAGAAATATCCACTTGAATATCCATCTCCGTCAAAATTAATTGTGTTTGAATCTCCATCTATATCTACATAATTTGTTGCTAAATCATAGTCTATATCAAAATCAAAAGTGTTGCTGTCTCCTTGAATAATCCAATCAAGGTCAAGTGTACTAGCAAGATCATTGGTTGCCACATCTAAAGTGAAAGTATTGCTTGAACCAGTTACATCAACATTAAAGTTACCACTGTCTGCACCATAAGTGTTTGTTGGGTCAACTTGAATATTGAAAGTATTACCATCACCGTCAAATTCAAAAAAACCAGTAAAAGTATCTGCTGTAATATCACCTAAAAACTTGTTGGTATCACCAATTTGATTTATGTCTAAGGTCATTGTAGTACCGTCTAAATCAAGTGGGGTCATAGTTCCTGATACAGCATTTGCACCACCAATTAAGTTTGATGAGCCTAGTTGTTCTATATCAAGGTTAAAAGTTGCACCAACTTGGTCTACATAAACTTCATTGTCTGCATACAAAAAACTAACCACGAATAGCATTAAGTATTTCTTCATCAACAATTCTCCATAAATTTTTGTCTAATCCTAATTTTATGGTTTCTAAAACTGCTGTTTCTATGGCATTTTGCAAAGCTATATTTACAGACTCGTTTTCAACCATTCCATTTTCTATTTCCACTAATTCAGTATCATTGGAAACAAAACGAAAAGCATCTTGACTTATAGCTACGCTAAGAATTGATTTTGTGGTCAACACTTCAGTCAAGACCTTACCTGTGCTTACAGAAACGGTACGCAAAGAAACAGTGACTATATCTTGTCTGTATTCTTTGGTTGAGCCTATGCCCAAATATCTAGCACCCAAGCCACCTGACTTTATGTTGCTCTCATATCCTATCACACCACCCTCCATTAACAAACCTGCAAATGTTAAAGGTAGTAAATCTTTATCTTCTTTAAAATCTTTTCTTGTTGATCTTATAAGCTGTCTTTCTTTTGTTAGGTTATCTAGACCCACTCTTTCTACTACATTAAAGAAATCACCATTACTTGCGTGTTTTAAGGCACGAATAAGGTATGCATGAGGTGCCTGTGTTATAGCTGTTGAGAATGATGCATATGAACTATTGCTTCTTCTTTGACCTGTTTGATCTGTGAAGCTTGTGGGATATATTGCTATTGTTGGTTTAATAAAAGGCTCACCAATTTCAGCTAGTTCTTTGTTGATTAAGGTTCCAACTTCTGCCTGTTTGGTTAAGCTAACTGGTGGGATGTAATTATCTAATATTGACCAATTGGTACAACTAGAAAGAAAAATCCCCAATAGGCAAAGTAATTTCTGTCGTATTTCCATCTGCATCTGTAATAATTAAGGTTATGTAATCTCCGTCAGTATTGTATTCTATTGTATTGCCTTCAAGCTCTAAAGTTCCTGATTCACTTGGTGTTTCACCAAAAAGGTTATCCACAAGTTGTCTACTAAGCTGTGCATAAATCCTGCTTTCTAAATTTCTTATAAATCTAGCCAGTGTCGTATTTTCTGCTTCTCTTTCTAATTCTTCTTGATAGGCTTTTATTTCATCAGCAATAGCTTTCTTTCTGTTGAATTGTTGATTCTCTATAGTTAAATAATGACTTGATGTACCAACGCCTGAGAAACTTGGATTTTTAAAAGTGTGGGTCATTTCATCAGCACTTGCAGAACTGGTAAAAAATATAGCTGTAACAATTAAAAAAATAACACTTAAACTAAATACCCAAACAATAAATTCAAATATTAAATTTTTAATCTTTGTTTTTTTCTTCATCTTGCTTTATAGCAGTCTGTTCTAAAGTTTCATACCATGAAGTCATAAGTCCTGCTGATATAAAACCTATTAATATTGTTATAAATAAATTAATCATTTTTTTTCTCAACATCTTTTAATTTTAAAACTGTATTCACTTTCTGTTGTAATCGTATCATATCTTGATCTAAGAGCCTTAACTGGTCTGTAAGCCTGATAATAGTTTTTTTCATTTCAGATACAGCAGGGTCAATAGTATTAGTAATTGTTTGCCATACAAAATATACGAAGTAGCCTAAACCAATAACCATGACTGAGGTAAAACCAAACTTTTCAACTAAGCTGACTATATCCATTAGTCACGCCTAGCATCTATCTTGCCATCCTCTACGAAGTTTTCTGCCCTTGCTATACGGTCTAGGTCAGGTGGTAAATTTAACGCACTAGACACGCTTGTATCTATTCTAATCATGTCGTTGTTCATTATTGATGCTCTTGTAATTAACATCTTTGTTATTGCTTGTACGCCTTGTATATCATTTACAAGATTGCCCATAAGCTGTTTCATAATTAAAAAAATAAAGTAGCCCATAATAAGACCACCTGCTATTGGCAAACCTACATCTTCAACTAATCTTATGATATTCATATATGCATTCTAGCATCCTACTTAAAAAAATTAATAAAAGTGTTGTATATAAACCCATTATGGGTATATAATAGAGGTATAAATTGATATAGGAGATAAAATGAATAAAACAAATTGGGAAAAAGAAACCTGCTCACGCTGTGGTGGCACTGGTAAATATAGCTCTCATATTCTTTATGGAAGAACTTGTTTTAAATGTAAAGGAGCTAAAATTGTATTTACTAAAAGAGGTTTAGTAGCTAAAAAATATTATATTGAGTCTTTAAAAGTTGATGTAGCAGAAATTAAACTAGGCGATCATATTTGGGAAGAAGATGGTTGGTATAAAGTTCAAGAAATAATTAAGAACGGAACAAGAAGAAGTTTCAGAATTGGTCCTGAATATATAGCTAATCCTTATGAGACTGTTATCAGATGTCCACAAGACGAAAATGGAAAATCATGCAATATAGCTTTAGGTAAAAAAGTGGCTGAAGCTCATGAATATCAAGCTAAACTTGGAAAACATGGCAAAGTTTTAAAAAAATATTTAGATAAGTAGAGTTTAACTCTACTTATCGCCTTTGAAACTCTTGCTTGAACCACTAGTGCCTGCATAAAGTCCAAACCATGCTGCACCTGCTCCTACGATAACTGATATAAGACCACTTTGCTCAAAGCTTGGTTCTTGTAGTTCCATGAACCACATAACAGTGTAGTAAAGCAAAAAGATATAAACAGTAAGGAAAGCCCTAGGGAATATTCTCCATGAGTCTACTGCTTGTGCTAAGAATATCCACTTTTGATGTGGGTTCTTAGTTGACTCATCTTCTAAGTCTCTAATCTTATCTTTCAAAGCACCGATTTCTTCTACCATAGCCATGAACTTATTTAAGTCCATTTCTACTTCGTTTCTATCCATGTCTCCGTGGAATCTTCCGTCATGTTGCATAATTATTCTCCTATGATGGTGGGGTTGGAAATACTACATCATTGATATCATCATCATCTGTGTAGCCACTTGGTAAATCTCTTAATGCTTGTCTGTATGTTGCCCATTCTGCCTTCTTGCTATCTGATAATGGACTGTCTATTGCCTGTGTCCAATCGCTATTAGTTAATCTATTATTACGCATTTTTTTTAATACCTGCGTAGTTGTTTGAGTTGGGTCTGCAACTGGTGTAATGGTAATCGTATCTGTTTCTGAGTCATAAACAGCACCATCTACTTTCTCAATAGCTCTATCATTTAGATAGGCAAGTTCTTTAGTTTCGTTTAATTTATCCCATAAAGGTCTAATATCTTCCTCTGAACCTTCAATGGTATGAGTTTGTGATATTACTTTTCCTGTTGATATTTCGTAATAGATAACATTAATCATAATTATTTAACTGTAGTAATTGCTGTAATGGTTGCAGGACCATAAGTTCTTGACCCTCCAGTTGGAGCATCTACTCCTACGGCTCTAAGGGTTATTCTGAATTGATAATAATAACTCGCAAAAGCAAAAGATGTTGGAACTATGCCCTGTATTCCTGTGTTTTGTTCTGCTGTAGCATCAGTTATTGATCGCAATTCAATATCAGAATATGAAGCACTGCTTACACCACCTGAAGATGAAGCAAGTCTGTACTGAAGTCTTAAATAAACTGCATCACTATTCTCATTTGCCTGTACTGTATTTGGGCAAAATGCTAATACTGTAATAATCGGATTAGATACATTCGGCAATCTTACAATTCCTGTTTCTACCATAACTGCTTCAGCAGGAGAATATGCTCCTGAAGTTGTAGATAAAGTTCCAGTTGAACCTGCATAACCTAATCGTGTTTCACTGCTAGAACCATTTGGATAAGTTCCATCATAATCATAATATTTAACACCAGTTGATGCTGTATAAGTTGTTACTGAGTTATCTGATAATTGTATAGTATTTACTCCTGCTGTAGATATTTTTAAACCAGTACCGTCTGCTGTAAGTGTAGAGCCATTCAAAATAAGCCTTTGTGCTGAAAGACTGCCAGTAGATATATTTGATGCACTTAGATTGCTTACTGTTACTTGACTAGCATCAATAGTTCCTGCTGTAAGTGTGCCTAAGTTTCCAGTTATAGCTGAAAGGGTAGATACAGTTATTTTATCTGCTGTTACAGCCCCTGCATTTATTTTTGCAGTTGTAACTGCATTTGCCTGTATGTTACTTGCAACAACAGAATCGGTAGCAAGTTTTCCTGCTGTTATCTCACCTGCTAGAATTTTTGCTGATGTTATAGCGTTACTTTGTATTTTGTCTGCTGAGATTGAGTTTGTAGCTAACTCATTAGCAGTAATAGTTTCT